AGCAAGCAGCGGCCTGGCACTACACCGCGCGCCTGTTGAAAGGGACAGACCATCTAGTGTGGGGTGTTGTCTATGAACCGTGCAATGGACCTGTCTGCAAGACCGATACGCAGGGGGACTTTATACGCCCCGATGAACTGCGAAAGGTCGCGCAGAATTATCTCGCCAATGCCGGTAGAATAGGACTCCACCATCAGAAAGAACTGAGTCCGTCCGAGGCGACGCCTGTGGAGAGCTTCATCGCGCCCGTTGATATGGTCGTCGATGGCGAACACATCACGAAAGGCTCCTGGGTGCTGTTCACGAAACTAAACGATGCACTTTGGAAACGCGCACAGAGCGGAGAACTCGGCGCGTATAGCATCGACGGAACAGGTGTGCGCGTAAAAGCGTAACCTAACTTTAAAGGGTAACAAGGCGCGAGTGAACGATAAAGCTGAAGCGAATGACGCACTTAGCGTAGCTACTCTTGAAAAAGATACTGAACTTGTCGATACTGAGGTTAATTCCGTTCACCTCGTAACACGCGGGGCGAACCGTAAGAAACTTCATTTGGTCAAGTCAGAATTAAAACGCGCACCAGGATCTAATTCTATGGAAGAAACACAAGAACCAGCGTTCGCTATCGACGTCCTTAAAAATTATCACGAGGAAGGACTGGCGGACAAAATAGAAAAAGGGATTCCTGGGCTACAACCTGAGGCGATGGAAGTAGGAGAGGCCATGGTCACTCTTGCTAAATCTGTTGCTGAAGAACTCCCCGCAAACTTCTTTGATGAGATCTCGTCTATCGCAGGTTTTCAGAAAGCCAGCACTAAGAAAGCGAAGCCTACTGATGATGACGACGACGATGATGACGGTTGCGATGGAGACGGCGCTCAGAAATCAAAGGCAACGAAAATGAAAAAGAGTATAGAAAAAACCCTCGAAAAGATCGAGAAAGAGGAAGACCTTGATCTTCTACCTGAAGATGTGCAAAAGGCCGTCCGTCCGATATGGAAGGCCCTCGTAGAGAAGGACGAGCGCATCGCCAAGATGGAAGAGCAAAATCGTGAAGAGGTTTTTCTTGCGAAGGCAGCGCAGTACACCCGTATTGCCAAAGGCGCTGATTTCGTCAATTTGATGAAAGACGCGGCAGACTACCTCCCAGAAAAGTCGTTCCAGGCATTTATCCACCTTCTCGACGCTCACGAGGAAATGCTTAGAAAAGGCGACCTGTTCGCAGAATACGGCAGCTCGCTCGAAGGCGACGCATCGAACCCACTTGTTAGGTGGGATGCAGAAGCCAAAGCACTACAGAAATCAGCAGGGATAACGTACGAACAGGCGTACACCGACGTTGTGCACGCAGACCCAGAAGGGTACAAGGAAGTCCTTAATCACAACCTAGCCGCATCACGAGGTGAGTTCTAATGGTCGGCGATACACCCGTCCTCGATATGTCATATGTCGCGGGCATGGATCTATCAAGCTATCAGTTCAGAGCGGTCACAATGGGAACGGACGGCAACATGTACCTTGCGAGTACCTCGGTACAGTCGTTGACCACTTCTACCGTGCCTCCGGCACTTGACTCAGTAACGGTGCCTGCAAACCAGGTATGGGGCATACTCCAGAATGACCCGCCTATCGGCGATATTGCGGTTGTTCGTGAACTCGGACACAGCAAATGCGTCATGAGCGGAAGTCCAGGGCCAGGCGTGGGTCTTAAGCTTGCTGACACGGCAGGACGACTTACGACGGGCTCGATAGGCTCAGACGTTATCGTCGCTATGATGTCGCAAGATAACTGCGGTGGAACTGGCGAGATACACGATGTCGCGCTTATGACTCGCGGTTCTTCAGGAGCAACGTACAGAGCAGGTCAGCTCATGTATGGGATCAAGCAGACGAACCTTACATCAACCGCCAACGTCTACGCAGCTATACCACTCGGCTTTACCGGTACGATAGTCGGTTGGTACGGGATTTACACTACCGCAGCGGGAACCAGCTCAGGCGTAGGCACGCTTGACCTTATACTAACTACAGGCGGGACTCCGAGAAGCCTATACTCAGTAGGCACTACGAAATCAACGCTTACACTCAGCAATTCAGCAACAGTAGGCACAGTTGTCTCGGAATCAGCAGCACCGGCGATTAACAACACGTTCGCACCAACGGACACGCTGACAATCCACTATGCGCAGACTACCACGTTCGGCTCAGACACCGGCGTACTAGAGGTTCACATCATTACAAACTAGGAGAACTAAAAAGATGGCAACAAATTCTCAAAGAAACTTCGCCTCGATCACGCCGAACTACGGACTCTACGGAGCTGCGAAACGTCTTACCAAAGCGGGTCTTATCGAAAGCCCTGCCGAAGCATGGACAATGCCAAGTCACGTTTCGCTCACCAAGAGCCAGCCAAGCGTCTTCGATGTGCACGTTAATGTGCCCAATACAATTTTTAGTATTGCGTACATCCAAAGCCAAACCAACTTCAGGGCAGCCGAGATCTTTCCACTCATCCCCGTGATGAAAAAGTCTGACTACTACGTCAGCTACACGAAAGACTACTGGTTCACGAATGAAGCTAAAGTTCGGCTAGACGGTTCAGAGACAGCAGGAACGGGCTACGGCCTCGACATGAAAAACGTCTATATGTGCGACGTTTGGGGCCTGCACGTTGACCTAGGCGACATGGTATCAGCTAACGCCGATGCACCGCTTAACATGCAGCGTGATATCTCCCTGTTCTTGACGCAGAAGCTATTACTCGCCAGGGAAATGCAGTTCGTCACCAACTACTTCACGAACGGAGTATGGACAACCACCGAAAACGGCGCAGCTAACGGCGGCGGCGGCCAGTTTGTGTTCTGGGATGACCAAACTAACAGTACGCCTATCGAAGATATACGAAAGTTCAGACTCAACATGGCGCAACAGACTGGTTTCGTGCCTAACACCCTCGTAATTGGACCACAAGCCTACGAAGCGCTTATTGTCCACCCAGAAATCCTCGAAAGGATTAAATTCGGTGGAACGCCAGGTGCGCCCGCAGTTATATCGGAACAGGCCCTTGCACAAGTGTTTAGCATCGACAGAGTGATTGTGCCTATGTGCGTGGTTAACACCGCCGCAGAAGGTTCAGCTTCGCCAAGCATGGGCTTTGCATACGGCAACGACGCGCTGCTCTGCTACAGCAACCCAACGCCCTCGATACTTACTCCATCTGCTGGGTACACGTTCGGATGGAACGGATACCTCAGCTCTGGTGGGCCGTATCAGGATATAGTTGGTTCAGGTGGCGCAGGTTGGTTCGCTGTCCGAAACTTCCGCATGGAATGGAGACGTGCCATGAGGATGGAAGCAGAGATGGCGATGGGCATGGAAATCATTGCTCAAGACCTCGGATGCTTCCTGAACGGTGTAATCAGTTAAGCTAGGATAAAGTAGGCGAAACCGAAATGGCAACGTGGAGTTACAGCGGGGATCCTTCCAATTCTTCACTAGATGAGGTACGGTTTCTTATCGGCGATACCGATGAGGACCACCAACTCTTGTGGGATGAAGAAATTATCTTCGTCACCGATCAGTACACAAATGCCTACTGGGCGGCGGGTGTTTTAGCGAACACATTAGCCGCTCGCTTTGCTCCTACCACTGAAGAAAAACTCGGTGACTGGAGCGGCGCGTATCAACAGAGATACGACCATTTCCTTCAACTATCCAAGGATATGAAAGAGATGGCTATACGGCAAGCTAAGCCGTTCTTTGGTGGTGTTGAACCACTGGAGGACGAGAAATGCACACCGAAGCAAATTAAGGTAGGTATGTGGAGCGATAAGACGTGGTAATCCGCTAAACTCCAACACTTTATTTTTTAGGTATGAAGATGGCAGAAAAAAAGAAGGTTAATGGCAAATTAAAAGCAGAATCGACCGACGTACCGGCAGCGGTTGCAGCATTAAAAACCGCAGCAGGAGAGCTTAAATGTCAGACGGTGGGTTATCCGCTCACTCTTGAAGCAATGAGGCTCGCACGATTATACCGAAGTCACACATAATTCAATTTTAAATATTCATTAAAAAAGGAGGTAGGAGGCCCAACTATGGGATATAAGGATAACTTAGCGAGACTTTTTAGAGGCAGATGGTTTACCGGAGATTTACTCGCTACTAATACGATAACCGAGGACAATATCACCCCCGGAACGATAACCACCGCATCGATCAGCGAGACAGCGGGTATTACTTCAGAGCAGCTCGCAGCGGGTATTCTCACACAGGGAACGCGTACCCCTATAGGATTCGCTGAGATTACTGGATTACCGCTTACCGCTAGTAACCTCACACCTGGGACGTATCCAATCTGCACCGTTCCTGGTGGTTCGCTTGTTATTGGTTGCGTTGCGGTAGCGCGAATAGCGTTTGACGGTGATACTGCAATTACCTTGGGCAGAACCGCAGCACAAACGTCGCTTATGGCAGCTCCTACTTTGGCACCAATTAACTCAGTTACAGGGGATGACCCCGCCGTTCTAGGGACTGACCTATGGGTTACTGGCGGCCAGACAACGACCGCAGGAAACTGGACCGCAACGTTCCCGACGATTACAACCCCCGACAACTGGGAAGTAATTAATAAAGATACGGGTACTACGCTCACAGAAGCCGAACTCCCATTCACGCAAACAACGACTACTACAGTAATCAGTGCCGGGTCGCAGACAAAAACTCCATCGAACTTCTCAGTAACGACGTGGGCGCATCCTAAATGGCATTGGTGCGCGAGCGATACAACGTATAACGCGTATCTAACGAGCACAACCGGCACGGTCGGCGCGTTGGATGTTTACATTTCATACATTCGCTACGTAATGGCGGGGTAAGATCATGGTACAAAATGTCAACATCGTTAAAGTAGGCCCGACTAAAAATGCTAACGGGGCAGATGAACTAACCCCACTTAATATAGATTCAAATGGAAATCTTGGCGTTAATCTCGAAACTGATATTGCTATAGGCTCAGTCAAAGTTTCAGACGGCACAACGCCCACACAACTGCTCGCAGTAGACTCAAATGGTAAAATCGGCATTAATGCGTTACCAGGGATTACGGGGACAGTTACCGCAACATTATCAAGTCAGGCGTTCACGAATACGATCCTGACGGCGATCGAAGACACTATCGCGCATACTATCGGCGTACAGACAAAAGGCGTGCGAAACACATCGGGAGCGGTGGCGCACCGATCATCTCTCACTGCTGCTGATGTCGTAGGTGCGACGAACACAGCGCCAACAGTTCCCACAGTCGCAGACAGCGGCGTAGCAGAAGGCACTCTTACTCACTCGCCGACCACATGGTACGCGGCATATGTTGTCCGAAACGGCATGGGGGTCACGATGGCCTCCGCTGTTGGTTCGGTATCATTGTCCGCAGCCCATTCTATTAGAATAACCATACCCTCTGCATGGGGTTCAAGTCTTGCTGACACGGACTTAGTATACGAAATATTCCTTTCTACTGACTCAGGCGCACCAAAGCACGTCTGTACATTCACTGGCGCACAGCTTGCAGCTAGTGGGGGTGTAGGAACGGGGTGTATCTGTACGAGTGCAGAAACGCCGGTTACGAATTCAACAGCTAGAGCAGCGTGGGCGTGTGATATTGGTGTTACAGGAGCAAACGCGCAGACAACGGCAGCGCAATTCGTAACAAGTACGGCATTTTCTCAGGCTACGATAGCTGGTTTAACACCCGTTTCAACGGCAGGATACAATAACGCTGATGTGTTTATAGATGCACAACAGACGGCATATACGACTACAGCGCCTTCATTAACGCTTGTACCATTATTCCTTAACGATAAACAAGGAACAAACTACCATATCGGCGCACCGATATACGTAAGCCTCCTTAACGGCACAGCGCAATCGTTCAGGCAGATGTTTAACCTTACCACAAACGGCGACAGTATGATGATTCTCGTCGCGTCAATTACGAACGTAACCATAAACAGGATAGACGTGACGCCAACCAGTGTGGTGTAACCAATGGCCACCAAGCAGAATACCCTTGTCACGCCGAACCGTGGTGGCTTAACGGGCATACGTCGCGGTTCTCTTTTTCCTCGCGTTGACTGTAGGGGGCTTCGCAACCTGAGAAAAGGAGGTGGTTAATATGGGCGCAGAAGGCGTTAAATGGGTTACGAATAACTCAAGCCCCACACTCACGCGCTATCATGGTGCATCAGGCAGCAATACCCTTTATTCACCAGCCAACCAAGCGGCAGCGACGACCTACTTTAACAGTCTAGCTCCGTGGGGTGTTATGGGTCGTGTTTCATTACGACCAGA